AGGGTATGGTACAAAGAGATCTTCAAGCAGAAGGCTCAGCCCTCTTAAGCAAATGGGAAAGAACTGGTCTTCTTGAAGGTCTTTCCTCAGAAAGAACAAAACACACAATGGCTAGACTTCTTGAGAATCAAGCTAAAGAGCTTCTTCGTGAGTCTACATCAATGGCTGCTGGTGACGTAGAAGGTTTTGCTGCTGTAGCATTCCCAATCGTCCGCAGAGTATTCGCTGGTCTTATCGCCAACGATCTCGTATCAGTACAACCAATGAGCCTCCCATCTGGCCTCATCTTCTTCCTTGACTTCCAAATCTCTTCAACAGCAGGTTCTGGTCCAAGATTAGGATACGCTGCTGGTGACTCAGTATACGGTCAAGGTGTAGTTGGTCAACAAATCACTGGCGGTGTTTCACTTACTGGTGCAAATGCTGAGAAAGGCTTCTACAACTTAAACAACGGTTATACCTCACCAACTGGTTCTAATACTGGTATGACAATAACTGTAGTTGCTTCTGGTACATTCGGTGGTGGAACAGTAACAGGTCTTGATGAATTCTGTCGTTATGATGCAGATTTAGTATCTGGTTCTACAAGAGTTCTTATTGCCTCAGTTGTTACCGACACAGAGTTTGTCCAACTAAACAAGAGAAATCTAGTTGCAATAGTAGCCGATTCTACTTCAAAATTGAGTGGTAGCCAAGTTAGAAGACTTACACAATTTGGTAATGGTATAACTGTTGGTTCTACAGCTACAACAGCAACAGACGGAAAAACATACTTAGTATTTACTGCTGCTTCTAACACTGATGTTGCTCTTAATACTCTCAATAGTTCAGTAACATCTGAAGCTGCAAACGTTGTTGCTAAATTCCCAATAACTGACAACTTTGGTGGTACTGCAACTGCTGGTTCAACAAACGCTCTTGGTACAGTTGTAGCAACTGGTACATGGGGTCTTGAAGGACAAACTGACATTCCAGAAATTGATATCAAAGTTGATTCAGTATCAATCACTGCTGTCACCAAGAAAATGAAAGCAAAATGGACACCAGAACTTGGTCAAGACCTTAATGCTTATCACAATCTTGATGCAGAAGTTGAGCTTACTTCAATTCTTTCAGAACAAATTGGTCTTGAAATTGACCGTGAAATTCTTGAAGATCTTATCAAAGGTGCAACCGCTAGTACATTCTACTGGTCAAGATCCCCAGGTCTTTTCGTCAATAGAACAACTGGCGCAGAGATTGGAGCATCAGCAAAAGCTCCAGACTTCACAGGTACTGTTTCAGCATGGTACGAAACTCTCATTGAGACAATCAATGACGTATCAGCTCAAATCCACAGAAAGACTCTCCGTGGTGGTGCCAACTTCATCGTATGTGGTCCAGAAACCGCAAACATTCTTGAATTTACATCTGGCTTCAGAGCTAAAGTAACTCACGAAGACGAGAAGGGCGAGATTGGTGCAATAAATGTTGGTTCAATCTCCAAGAAGTTTGACGTTTACGTTGATCCATACTTCCTTCGTAACGTAATTCTCGTTGGTCGCAAAGGCTCCAGCTTCCTTGAATCTGGTTATGTCTATGCACCATACGTTCCACTACAAGTCACTCCTACCATCTTTGGTACTGAGGACTTCGTACCACGTAAAGGCGTTATGACCCGTTACGCCAAGAAAATGGTTAAACCAGACCTTTACGGCTTGGTAATCATTCGTGGCCTCCTTGGTGAGAGCGGTTCTTGATAGAACAGCCTAATTAGGCAAAGAAGCCCCCCATCCCGAAAGGTTTGGGGGGTTTTCTTGTTTATTGAAACTACTTATTATGTTGGTAAAAAGCCAATAGAAGGGAGGGTTTTTAAAATGGGTTCTAAATTTAGCGTAGCAAGAATGAGAAAAGAACTTGCTGCTCAAACAATGACAAGTGTAGCAACATCTGGTGATTCAACTGTTGGTGGTGGTTTAATTTTATCAGACGTAGCATCAGCTAATTTAACTGCTGCTGGAACAACTGTAAACGATGCTGTAGCAGTTGCAAACCATGTAACTAATGTTTCTGGTGCTGCCAATACTGGTGTAAAACTTCCAACTGATGCAACATCTGGTGAAGTTTACATACTTTCAAATGTAGGTACAGCAGACATTAAAGTTTATGCAACTGGGTCAAATACATTAAATGGTTTAACTGCTGGTTTAGCTTCAGTAGCAATTTTGTCTGCAAGTTGCGGTGGTATGGCTGTTAAAGCTGGTACAAACAATTGGGCTTTCATTTACTCTAAAGTTTAATTTTTGTTTTGATTGTATGAAACCCTCCTTAATTGGGGGGTTTCTTTTGTTTATAACTATTTAAAGTATTGAGGAGTATTTATTGAATGGCGGTTCCTGTTTTAACTCCAGCCTCTACTTTAAGCGCAGTTGTGTTGCCATCAAGTGGAAATCCAGCAGATGTTTCTATTGCATTACCATTAGGAATTTATTCGGCTAATACAGATTTTCTTTCTGGTGCAGCAGATCAAGTTGCGTTTGTTTATAAAAGATTAGGTGGCGATGTATTAGATATTGAATTAACAACAGGAAATGTTTATGCAGCTTATGAAGAAGCAGTACTAGAATATTCATACATTGTTAATCTTCATCAGTCAATTAATGCTTTACCAACTATGTTGGGTGCAAGCACAGGTTCATTTAATCAAGATGGTGAGTTTAAAGCTGGTTCTGCTCTTGTCGGGCAAAATCCAGAATTAGCATACCCAAAATACAATTTACATTATGTTACAAGATACGGAGATGCATTTTCTACAGAGGCTGGTATTGGTGGAACAGAACCAATTTATTCAGCTTCTGTGCCTATTGTACCAGATATACAAGATTATGATTTACAAGCTATTATTGAATCTGCATCATTAAATAATTATGAACCTGCTACTGGCGGTCCTGTTCCTTATTCTGGTTCTGTTGGAAACAAAAGAGTTGTTATTAGAAGAGTATTTTATAAAACTCCAAACTCAATGTGGAGATTCTTTGGATACTACGGTGGTCTAAACGCTATTGGTAATCTTTCTTCTTACGGTCAATATGCAGATGATAGTACGTTTGAAGTAATCCCAACTTGGCACAACAAACTTCAAGCTATGGCGTATGAAACAGCTATTTATACAAGAAATTCTCATTTTTCTTATGAAATTAAAAATAATAGAATAAGATTTTTTCCTAACCCACCAGACATAGGTATTTCTAATTATTGGGTAGAGTTTACAATTGCAAATCAATCTGACCCTTGGGAAACAACATCTGGTTCTGCTGACGATACTATAAATGGCGTAAACAACATTAATACACTTCCATTTGCAAACATTCCTTACAACAGTATAAACTCAATAGGCAAACAATGGATTAGAAGGTATGCTCTTGCAATCTGTAAAGAAATGCTTGGACACGTTAGGTCTAAATTTAGTACAATACCAATACCAGGAGAATCTGTAACGTTAAATGGCCCTGCTTTAATGAGTGAAGGTAAAGAAGAAAGAAAAGAATTGAAAGAAGAATTAAATAAGATTCTAGATCAAGTTACTTACCACAAGCTTGCTGAGGTTGAAGGTAAAATGTCTGATGATATGCAAAAGGTTAGTCAGAAAATTCCAGTTCTTATTTATGCAGGGTAACAATTAATGGAAGATAATAAATTACAAGAAATAACTTTTCAATCATCCACAATAGAAACAATTGATCTTGCTTTTTTTAATTGGATAAATTATGAAATGGATCTATCTGCAACTTATCCAGAAGGTTGGAAAAAAGTACCTATTACTTGGGTATCAGCAGAAAGAACGCATCAAATAAAAAATAACAAAGACATACGTGATTCTTCTGGTATGATTATTTATCCAATTATAACAATTGAAAGAAAATCAATAAATAAAGACCCACAAAAGACAGGCTCAATACCAGCAAACTTAAGAGCTGTTAATGATGAAAAAGGTGGTGTAATTACAATAGCTAGAAGAGTAAATCAAGAAAAAACTTCTAATTTTCAAAATGCAGATAATAAAAGATTAAATAGATCACCAAAAAGTAATCCTGTTTTTCCACTAAACTCAACTGGTTATTCTAAAAATAATAAAGTTGTTTATGAAACAATAACTATTCCAATTCCTGTTCATGTTTCAGTTACTTATCAAATAAATATAAAGACAGATTATCAACAACAATTAAATGAATTAACTACTCCATTTTTTACCAGAAACGGAAATACAAGATACATTCAATTAATGCAGGATGGTCACAAGTATGATGCATTTATTAAAGGTGATTTTAATTTTGAAAATAATTCTGCACAATTAAACGAAGAAAGAAAAACTTATTCAACTACAATAACTGTTGAAGTTATAGGTTATTTAATTGGAGATGATAAAAACCAAATAAGTCCTAAAATTGTTATAAGAGAAAATGCTGTTGAAGTTAAAATTCCAAGAGAGAAAGTTATTTTTGGAGACATACAAACATTTCTAAATACATCTAAAAATAAAACAAATTATAGACCATAGCTCCTTTTGCTGTTTAATAGACTATTTATTATTGATTAATAACATTCTATTAAGCAGGGAGTTTAAATAAATGGCAGCTTCATCATACAGATTTGTATCCCCAGGCGTTCAAGTACAAGAAATTGATAATTCAGTTCGTACTTCAGATTCCGCTCAAACAGGTCCAACAATAATTGGAAGATTTGAAAAAGGACCAGTTATGCGTCCAGTTTATGTCAACTCTTTTTCTGAATTTATCCAAACATTTGGCAATCCAATACCTGGCAATAATGGTACAGATGTATGGAGAGATGGAAATTATGTAGGCCCAACTTATGCTGCCTACGCTGCTCAAGCTTGGCTCCGTAACACACCAGCACTTAATGTAATTCGTTTAGTAGGTACACAACACACAAACGCTACAGTGGCTGGTAAAGCTGGATGGACCACAGACAATACTTATGTTGCGAATTCTACTGGTGGTGGTGCTTATGGTCTATTTGTTTATCCTTCTGCTTCTGCTGGAACTGCTGTAACTGGTACTCTTGCTGCAATTTGGTATGTTCAATCTGGTTCTGTACAGCTTAAAGGATTTACTGCTGGTAGCCCATTAAGTTTAAATCAAGGTACAAACTTAGTTGTAGCTTCTGCAACTGGTGGTTCAACAGCAGAGTTTCAAGCTATTGTAACATACCCAGGCGGTACTTATACTTCTAACTTTAACTTTGATAAAGATTCAGACAAATACATCAGAAAAGTTTTCAACACTAATCCAATACTTACAAATGCAGATGTTACAACTTCTGACAACTTAGAGTACTACTGGCTTGGTGAAACTTTTGAAAGAAGCTTACTAGAAGTATTCAGTAAACAAACTCCTTCTTATACGTTATCATCAGCAAATTGTTATGGTTTTATTGCTGCTCTAACAAACGGCACACAAAATGTTGCAGATCACAGAATTGCAGCACAATCAGCAAAAACAGGTTGGATAATTGGTCAAGATCTAACAACCAATACATCAGTATTCAATGCAGCTAATCAACAAAAATTATTTAGAATTGCAACATTAGATGCTGGTGAGTATGAACAAAAGAGTTATAAAATCTCTATAGGTGATATTAAAGCACCAGCAACAGATTTTGAAGATTATGGTACATTCTCACTGTATGTCAGAGCTGCAACAGATTCTGATCTTACACAGAAGAACATTGAAGTTTGGTCAAATCTTGATTTAAATCCAGCATCACCAAACTACATTGCCAGAAGAATTGGTGATAAGTTTGTACAATGGAGCGACACTGATAGAAGATTAAGAGAGTACGGAACTTATGCCAACAACTCTAAATACATTCGTGTAGAAATGAATGATGATGTTGATGCTGGTAACGTTGACCCAACATTCCTTCCATTCGGTTTCTTTGGTCCTCCAAGATACAAGAGTTTTAGATTAACAAGCGGTTCAAATCCAACAATAGCTGCTCCTGTAACGGGTGGTTATGGACCAGTTTACGATGCAACAAAGTTTGCATTTACTGCTGCTGATGTAACCGCCTCTATAGTATTCCCATCAGTACCACTTGTTGTATCAGCTTCTGATGCTGGATTAAGCGATGCAAGAGATGCATTCTTTGGTATAACTACTACAGATGGTGGAGCAAATAATGAATTTAGCTACACATACTATGATTTCACAAGAGCGAATGTTTACACATCATACGAATACACAAATCAATCATACCTTGAAAATTCATTTGTATTCTCACTTGACGATGTAAGTGGTTCTACTGCAACTGGAACTGGTGCAGTTTATGTATCTGGTTCAAGAGTGGCTGGAACATCACTAACCGCAGTAAACAGTGGTTATCGTGGCGTTTTGAATGCTGGTTACGATAGTTTTACAATGCCACTATTTAATGGCTTTGATGGTTTTGATGTAACAGAAGCAGAACCATTAAGAAATACCTTAATGGCTAATTCACCAACCGAAACAACAAATTACGTTTATAATACATACAAACGTGCTATTGACACTTGCTCAGACCCAGAAGCATTAGTCACAGACATAATTGCAATTCCTGGTCTTACAAATAATTCACTTACAAATCATCTTGTAAGAACATGCGAATCAAGAGCAGATGCACTTGCTATAATTGATTTGGCAAATGTTTATAAACCAGAAGCCGAAGGTACTGCTACAACTAAACAAAGTAGATACACAGGAACTGCTGCAAACGTTGCTAGTGACGTTAAGACAAGAGGATTAAATAGCAGCTATGGTGCAACATACTATCCTTGGGTACAAATCAGAGATACTATTTCTGACAGAGTTTTGTTCGTACCACCTTCTGTAGTTGCTCTTGGTGCTATGTCCTACGGTCAAGCAAGCCAAGAACTTTGGTTTGCTCCAGCAGGTTTCACAAGAGGTGGATTAAGCGAAGGTCGTGGTGGTGTTCCAGTAATTGGCGTAACCGAGAAACTTACATCAAAAGATCGCGATACACTTTACGAAGCTAACATCAATCCAATAGCTTCTTTCCCAGCAGAAGGAATTGTAATCTTTGGACAAAAGACACTTCAATTCACACCATCTGCTCTTGATAGAATCAATGTTCGTAGAATGATGATCTTTGTTAAAAGAGAGATTTCAAGAATTGCTTCAAGACTTCTATTCGATCAAAACGTAGATGTAACTTGGTCTAGATTCACAGGTCAAGTAAACCCATTCCTTGCTACTGTTAAATCAAGATTGGGTCTTACTGACTACCGCGTAATACTTGACAAAACCACAACTACACCAGATTTAGTTGACAGAAACATAATGTATGCAAAGATCTTCTTGAAGCCAGCAAGAGCGATTGAGTTTATTGCAATTGACTTTACAATAACTGATTCTGGAGCGTCATTTGTTGACTAATGACTATTTATTATTAAAAGGTTGGAGGATTATTTAAATGGCATTCTGGAATGAAGCAGCATTAGAACCAAAAAGAAAGTTTAAGTTTCTAGTTAGATTTGGAGCAGCATCCGAGGGTTTACCAAGCTTTATCGCAAAGAAGTGTGATAAACCATCTTTTGATGTATCTGAAACTCCTCATGATTTCTTAGGACACAAATTTTATTATCCAGGCAGAGTAACTTGGAAAGAAGTTACAGCTACTGTAATTGATCCTGCTGGTTCTGGTGGTGCTGGTGACGAAGATTTATCAACAGTAACTGCCGCTTCAACAGATGTAACTGATGCTGTTTACAAATTGTTATTACGTGCTGGTTATCAATCTCCTACTGCTGCTGGTGCTGCTATAACAGGTGCTGGTACAGGTTCTACATTAAGAACAATGGCTAAAGGTACAGCAACAAGACAATTTGATCAAATTCAAATTATTCAAATTGACGCAAACGGCGATGCTCTTGAAACTTGGACTCTTAATAATGCTTGGGTTAAGTCAGTAAACTTTGGTAATCTAGATTATTCATCTGACGACATTAACGACATAACGTTCACATTCAGATACGATTGGGCAGACGTAGCAATAACTCAAACTTCGTTCGATTCTTCAATAGAACCATAATAGGGGTCTTAAATGTTTTGGGCTAATAAAGATGGTTCAACAGAGAGACAAGTTGAATTAAGAAAGAAAAATCTATTTGTTGCAAGGTTTGCCAACACTGCAACAGATAAATGGAATGGCACTCTAAAAGAAAAAGAATTATCTTTATTAGTTAAAAAAATTGATGCTCCTTCTATTAATTTAAATTTTGAAAGAGCTTACGCTTCAAGTTTTGTGCATTATTTCCAACAAGGTGAAATCTTTTGGGAACCAATAACCATAACTTTTGTTGATGTAATAGATCGATTTGGTAATGAAGAAACAGGCGAAATACCAAAATGGAAAACTATCTTTTTTAATTATTTTAACAATTCTCCAATAACAAAAGATAATAGAACTGGTGTTTTAGATAGTCCAATTTTTTGTAGACAGATAACAATAGAAAATTATTCTTCTTTTTATAAAGATAAAAAAGAAGAACAACAGCAATTAAACTTTGAAACAGTAACTGATAAGTTTGTTATCTATAATCCAAGAATAACAAAAATTTCATTTGGTTCGTTTGATTATAGTTCTGACGATGCAAATGAGATTACTGTTACATTTATTCCAGAATGGTGTGATTTAGGTACATAATTAACAACGAGTGATAAATGAGAAATAACTTAGAAAGGTTGGGCTTAGAATCAAAAAGCCCACAAGATGATAATAGTGCAGCAACAAGTGCGCTAAACTTTGTAGTTCCCACAGAAATAGTAGATCTTCCATCAAAAGGTTTGTATTACCCAGAAGGTCACCCACTTCATCATAAAGATACGATTGAAATTCGCTACATGACAGCAAAAGATGAAGATACTTTGACTAATCAATCTTTATTAAAAAAAGGATTAGCATTAGAAAAAGTATTACAAGACATAATAATTGACAAGTCTATTAAAATTGAAAGTTTGTTAATTGGTGATAAAAATGCTATAATAGTTGCTGCAAGAAAGTCTGCATACGGTTCAGAGTATGAAACAAAAATTAATTGTCCTTCTTGTACTAAAACACAAAATTATACATTTGATTTAAATAATTGTAATGTGAAAGAACCAATTTCATTAGAAGAAATACAAGATCTTGGTATTGAATTTACAGAAGAAAAAACATTTTTAGTAAGATTACCAGTATCTAAATTTATTGTTGAAATTAAACTTTTAAATGGAAAAGATGAAAATTATTTATCTCAAAAAACAAGAGAAGCACAACAAGCCAAGAAAGATTTGGATTCTATTTTGTCAACACAATTGCGAATGATGATTAGATCCGTAAATGAGGTAACAGACAATAAAATAGTAAATGAAGCTTTAGGATTATTACCAGCAAAAGATTCAATTACAATAAGACACGTTTACAAAAAAGTAGCTCCAAGCATGGATCTATCGCATGATTTTGAATGCAGATTTTGTTCTCACGAAACAAGATTGGAGGTTCCGTTTACAGCGGACTTTTTTTGGCCTAAGTGAAGAATACCAAAAGCAAGTTTATGAACAATTCTTTATTTTAAAGTATCACGGTGGTTGGTCTTTTATTGAAGCCTATAACCTTCCAATAGGACTTAGAATGTGGTTTATTGAAAGACTTGCTAAACAAATAAAAGACGAAGCAGAAGCAATGGAAAAGGCTTCTAAGAAAAGATAATACAAAAGGGGCTTAATGCTCCTTTTGTTTTTATTAACTAATTAATAACATGATTAAAATTAAAATTAACGAAGCTAGGTATACAGGTGCTTTAACAAGACAAGCACAATCAATTCCAGTAACAAAATCTAAAACTACTAAAACTCCAAATGTGTCACCAACAAGTGGAACAGAATCTACTACTCCTCAACAACCAGAACAACAAATCGAAAAAGATAAAACAATACAGTACAATAACAAATTTTATTCTTTTACTACTAGTGCAAAAGCTAAACAACCATCATGGCATGAAATAGTAAATGGAATGTATGAATTAATAGAAGATGAAAATTTAATTAATGATTTAAATAATTTTGCTACAAATAAACAACAAGTTGCAACACCTGTTCCCTTAGACGCAGAAGATGCCCCGACCGAGGAGGCTGCAACGCCCGTAGATGTACAAGAAGTATCTGATGAGGTTAACTATAAAGAATTGTATGAGAAAATTTATTCGTATGATCTTGGAAAATTAGATGACATTGCACCATTTACAGATACAATAATAAGTTATCTTTCACAAAATAGTAATTTGTTTACTACTTCTTATAATCAAGTAAAACAAGGAATTGCACAAGAAGCTGTAGAAATTTTTAAACAGTATAAACTTATAAAAGATGTTGAAAGTGCTTCCAAGATTATTGCTGGATTGTTTATGGAAAATCGTAAAAAACAACAAATTGTAGAAGCAATAGACCCATTGACTGGTTTATTGATTATACTTATTGGTGGTCTTGGTACATTAACAGGCGCAAAAATAGCTAAAAATATTAAGAACAAAGCACAATACAAAGAAGCTCAAGATACACCAGAGGGCAAGTATTTAAGAAAATTAAATTTACTTCTATCAGTAAAATTTATTTCTCATTTTATAGATTCTCCATCAAAGGTACAATCATACATGAGCGAAGTTACTTCTGACATTACAAAATACATGGAACAATTTAAAAGTTCTAAGTTCAAATTATTTGGATTTACACAAACAAAATTATTTAAACAAATAGATGAAGAATTAAAAAAAGAAGCAAATAATTTACTTATTAAAATTGCACAACTTTCTGATAAATCACCTAAGCCAAATTCAGATACTGTTAACGAATCTACAATAAAACGTTGGAAACTTTTAGCAAACATAAAATAATGTATTGTACCACTAATTAAGTAAGAGGTATAATTTATGGATGAAATACAAAGATTAGCTGCTCTTGAACAAGAAAGAGCTAAACTCCAACAAGACATTACTAAATTAACCGAAGAACAAAAACTAAGATTAAAAGAAGTTAATGACTTAATTGAGATAATTAATCAGAGACTTTCTACCTCTAAAGAATTACAAGAAGCAAGAATAAACCAATTAAAAATTGAACTTGAATTACTAAAACAAAGTGATGATTTTTTAAAACAGAAAGGTGAAGGTTTAGATAGTTTAATTAGACAAAGCCAAATTCAATTAGAAATTGAAGAAGAAGGTTTAAGAACATTAAGAGAAAGAATAAAAGAAGAAATAAAAAAAAGCGGTACTGATAGTGAAAAAACTAAAGAGTTAATAAAAGAGCTTTCAAATGAAACTTTAAAGGTAGAAAAGAAAAAAGAACAAGTAGAAATTGGCAAGAAACTTGGAGATCAAACAAAACAATTATCAGCAAGTATGTTTGGTATTTCTTCAAACTGGAAAGAAACTTATTGGGGCAAGTTAGACCAGTTAACTGGCAAAGATGGCTTACCAGGAAAAGGGGCGATCCTTGCAACTTCATTTAAAGACATTTTTAGTCTATCTAATCTTGCTGGCTCATTTGTCATGGGAATTATTGAACAAACAGCAAAGGCGTTTAAAGAATACGATCAAGCTGCTGCATCATTGGCTAAAGTAGCAGGATCTAATGAACAATTACAATCTGTTCTAAGCAATACAGCAAGAGGAGCAACAGCTTATGGTATTTCTTTTGCTCAAGCTGGAAAAGCAATTGAAGGTCTTTATTCTGAACTTAATACATTTTCTAACCTTAGCCAAAAGGCACAAGAACAAATAGTTGTATCAACAGCTAAACTTGAAAAGCTTGGTATTTCTTCTCAACAAAGTGCAAAACAAATTGCTACACTAACTCAAATAATGGGAATTACAGAAGTTCAAGCAGCAAAGACAGCAGAAGAACTTGGCGGATTTGCATTAGCTATTGGAAGATCACCACAACAAGTAGCGTCAGATTTTGCTGCTGCATCTGATAAGTTAGGTGCTTATGGTGGTAAGATGATTGAGGTATTTAAAAACTTAGAGACTCAAGCAAAAGGCACTGGTGTTGCAGTAGGCGATCTTTTAAGAATAGCAGAAAAGTTTCAAACATTTGAAGGTGCTGCTCAATCTGCTGGTAAACTTAATGCTGCTCTTGGTGGTGGCTTCGTCAATGCTATGGAACTTCTTGAAGCATCAGCAGAAGATCCATCAAAAGTTATAGATCTTTTAAGAACAAGATTGGACAATGCTAGTTTGGCTTTTGACAAATTATCTTTTTATGAAAAGAAATTAATAGCAGATGCTGGTGGTTTCAAATCTGTTGAGGAAGCAAGTCGTATTCTTTCCATGACAAATGAAGAAGCAGAACGTGCAGCAAAAGCAGATGCAGAAAGGGCAGCACAACAACAACTACTTAACGATGCAATCCAAAGGTCAATACCAATACAAGAAAAAATTCAAATGTTGATGGCAAATCTTGCTATTGTAATGGGACCAGTTGTTGATGCTGTTAGTGGTTTGATTTCAATGTTTACAATGTTGGTTGATAATCCAATAGGTGGATTTTTATTAAAAATAGGTATCGCAATTGGTTTGATTTTTACACCAGTTGGCTGGCTTGGTGCTGCTATTTATGCATTAGGTGTTGCTTTTGAGTATTTGCATGATGTATTATTTGTTCCTAATTCTCCTATTATGTTTGATTCTCTTGTTGCAATGTCTACTATTTTTAATGACATTGCAGATGGAGTTAAAAATTTATTTAGCTCAATAACTTCAACAAGTAAAAATTTTGATTCATTTGCTACTTCTGCTAAAGGTATTGCATCAAGTTTTGAAACATTACCAGATAGTATCTCCATGACAACCCCAGAATTAGGTAAATTAAATACCTCTATGGAAGTAACAAATAAAATAACCGATGCAACAAAACGATCTGTTGATTCAATTAATAATTTGAATACT